AAGCCCCCGGCTACGGCTCAGGCCGCTACAGCGACCGCGCAGCCTGCGGGCGAGAAGCCCGTTGACGACATTATGGCGCCGCCGCCCTCAAAGTTGCAGCTTATGAATCAAGCTCGCAAGGATGCTGCTTTATTTGTTGACATTCCCGAAAATCGCCGCCCCGATTATCTTGAGCGGGAAGGCAAGCGCCTTCAGGTAGAGGCCAATGACTACCAGAGGCAGGCAGATCAATTTGCCGCCGATGCGAAGAAGTTGGCAAAAAATCCCACCGCTCAAGCTCAATATCTGAGCGAAGCAACTCGCCTGTCCAGTCTTGCCACGGCCCGCAGGACGGAGGCTGACCAGAAGAACCAAGCCGCAAATGCTGCGCTTGAGAGCGCCATTGGTCCTGCTTTGGCCAATTCAGACGCTATCGCTAAGGCGCAAGCAGAACTAAAATTTGCTGGCCCGAAGGCGGCGCAGGCGCTGAAGGACGAGATTGCCAAGTTGAAGGCTACGCAGCCGCTCACCCTTGAAGCGAAAGAAGCGGAATACTCTTTCACAGAAGGCTATAAGCGCCAGCAATTGGCATTAACGGACGCCGCAAAAGAGGCCAAAGAAGCGCAGAGCTTGATCAATCAGTCCAACGCAATACTGCGCGCATCGTTTGATGAAAAAGGGAAGCCCACCTATAGTGGTGGCCCCCTCGGATCACGGCTGACCAATCTCTCCGCCCTCATGGTTCAGGCTGGGTTTAGCCCCTCATTTGTCAAAGACTTCACAGGAACTGACCCCCGCAATGCTCAGGCCGCAAGGAAGCTTCAGACGGACGCTGCCAGCGAGATGGCTCGCATAGCTTTGAACGGATCTCCCGTTCGCGTGACCGAGTTCAACCAGTATCTCGCGACAACCCCCGGAGAAGACCTCTTGCCGGAGGCAATGAAGTGGATTGTCAACAATGTGATCAAGCCCAAGGCAGAGAGCTTGGTTGGCGCATACGAGAAAGTAAAAAAACTTGACCCCGGAAAAAACAACATTGAAGCAGAGTTGTTTGATTACCGCAGGGACAATCCTTGGTTTAATCCCGTCAAGATCTCTGAAAACGAGGCGGCTCAAACTGCTGCGCCCGCTACGCCCGCCGTTCGCCAGCTTACGCCTGAAGAGCAACAGCGCCGAGACGCAGAAGTTCTCAAGCGGCGCGCTGCACAAGGAGCTCGATAATGGCCGAGAATTCCGCGCCCTACCTCGACTTCTCCAAAATGTCGGACGAGGAGCTTAATCAATACGTCAGCCCAACCCCTATTGCATCCAACCCCATCGACTTCTCTAAAATGTCTGACAGGGAACTGGAGCGGTTTGGCAACGCTCAGAAAACGCTCGGCAACAAGCCCGGCGATGGCCTTGGAAGTGGCGCCCTCAAGGGCGCGGCCACATCTACCATGCTCGGCCTCGCTGACTATCCCGGCATGCTTGGCAACCTTGGGCAGGCCTACGACGTTCTCAGGGAGGCCCCCGCTCGCGGCGCATTGCATGCCCTTGGGTGGGCGGGAGCCCTTCCCGGTGGCAAGAGTGGCGCTGAGTTCATCAAGCAGGCCGAAGAACTTGGCAAGAAGTTCCAGTCTCCCGCAGAACAGAAGGGTTATGTGAACCCTATCTTTGGTTTGCCCATTCCCACCGGCGAAGGCATTGCTGCCCCGGTCCTTGAGCGCACTGGCAAGTACGAGCCCACAGACCTCGCCGGTCAGGCAAGCATGGCGGGCCTGCGCACAGTCGTCGGCTCAATGGCGCCCGGCGCAATCTTCCGCGGCATAAAGACGGCGTCAGAGGGCGCTACTCCCGTCAAGATCGCCACCGAAGCCGCCAAGGGCGCGGCTGGCACCGCCCCGCTTGCTTTTGGCACGGGCGTTTTGTCTGACGTGGCCACTGAACTTACGGGCGCCCCTATCGCGGGCTTGATTGCGGGCGCTACCCCTATGCTCGGTTCCTCAATGGTCCGTGGCGTAAAGAACTACATTGAGCCCGCCAAGGCCAAGCAGGGATCTCTTGAGGCGCAACGGCAGGGTGACATTGCCTTTGCAAAACTTTTTGAAGACCCTGAAAAGGCAATAGCGGACATATCTTTCCAACCGGATTTTGTCCCCGGCGCGCGTCCAACTACGGGTGAGAGGACGGGCGACCGTGGCGCCCTTCAAGCGCAGAAGGCATTTGAAGACACATCTCCCGCATTTGCTCGTGATCTTGAGCAACAACGCGGTGAAACCAACGTCGCCCGCAGGGAAATGCTTGGTGAGATGGCGCCTGAAAACGCCAATCAAATGGCGCCCACTGATTTCTTCAACAACCGGGCGGCACAGATTGAGGCCAGCCATCAGGCCAATGTCCGCAACTTGACAGAGCAGGCCCAGCGCGAGGCGGAAAACGTCCCCGCAGGAATTGCTTCAGAAGAAGCGGGGCGGGCACTGCGTGACAGGATTGTTGATGCCGAGGCTGCGGCTGACAGGGCTACTAGTGCGATTTACGAGCCTCTCGCACGAGAAGGTATTACCCTTGTCGGCGCCCCCGTCCGCGATGCGGCTGCGGCCATCGTCCGCGAGGTCGAAGGCACCAGAATGGCTAAACAGCTTTCTGGCGAAGAGGCGAGCATTTTCAATGATGCCGCAAGAATCACTGATGTTGAGAGGTTTTCGGAGCTTCACGCCCTTGAGAAACGCATCACCAATGAAGTGGCCCGCAACAAAAAGTCCCCGGAAGGTGACCCGAACACTATTCGTCGTCTGGGCGAGTTGAAGACAGCCATCCGCGACGTGTTTAACAATGCTGCGGAACGTCAGGCTGCATACGAGCAATCCCTCGTTGAGAGGGGCGGTATGCGCCCAGAAGAAACCATGATGTCCCGCTTGCAGCGCGAGGCGGACGCCTTCATGGCTGAAAAACGTGGAGAAGCGCCGCCTGCGCCTATCTCGGCTGAACTCCCCAACATGACCGCAGAGCAAGCGGCGCAGCTTGCTGCGGGCAAGGCAGCTCATGCGCAGCAAATGCAGACCTACGGGCAGGGCCCGGTGGGCCAGATATTGGCCACCCTTGGTTTTGCTGGTCAGTACAAGGTGCCCGCATCCGGTATCCCCAAAGTTGCCTTTGCGGCTGGCGATAAAGGTTACACCAACGCGCAGGCGTTCCTTCGCGCTGCTAACAATGATCCTGCCGCCGTGTCCGCCTTGCAGGATATGGCAATGATGCGCCTGCGCCAGAGCATGGGCAGGAACGACACTTTGGCGCCCCGGGTCCTTGACGCTTGGAGGAATAAACACGCGGACGCCCTGCGCGCCATTGACGAGGTAACGCCCGGCTTCTCGGCCCGCTTTGACAATGCGGCTGCGGCCACTGCCGCTCTGCAAGACGTACAGAGCGCGGGGACAAGGCTGGTATCTCAGGCGAGACAAGGGCCTGCGGCGAGGTTCCTTGGCCTCACCGACCCAGAGGAAGTTTCCCCAAAAGTTGGTTCGCTGCTCAAAAGAGGTCCAACCGAGGTCAATCAGGTCTTGGATCTTGCTGGAAGGGATCCGCAAGTCGTAAACGGCATGCGGGCCGCTGGCGTGGACTACATGCTTCGTCAATTCTCCAATGCGGGAATGGCTGGCGGTGAAAATATCGTCTCTGGCGCTAAGCTGACAAAGTTCATGGACGCCAATACGGCTTCTCTTGAGGCCCTCTATGGCCGCGAGAACATGAAGAACATGCGCCTCCTTGCTGCCGAATTTGATCGGGCGCAGGAGGCGGCATCGTCGCAGAAGGTTGCAGGGTCTGACACGGCGCGCAATATCAGCTTTGGCGAACAGATCAAAGGCGCCGCCAAGGCCAAGGCCCCCTTGGGTGCGGATTTGGCGATCTGGTATGAATTTATGACCGGCGCGTTGTCTGGCGACATTGTCAGGGCTGGCGGCGCGGCGGCTACGGCTGGCGCCAAGGGGCTCTTTGAGGCTGCTCGCCAGCGCGGCATTTCCAACATCAACGACTTGATCCACGAGGGGTTGCTCAATCCCGAGGTGGGTCGCGCCATGCTTCAGCGTGGCGTCGATGCTCAGGGGCGCGTCAAGCAGCAGGCCGTCCGCGACCTCGTCAAGTCTCTGGCCATCAGGCAAGAGGCTATGACCAGCACCGCCGCCGGTCAACGTCAGCAAGATGAGCGTCTTGGCCGCGCCACCGGCGGCGCCGTCAACCTGATGGCGCTCTCCAAGGCGGCGAAGAAACATGTTACAAGAAGCACTGAGGATCTTCTGAACGAGAGCGACGACACCGTCGCCCGCGCCTTGGAAGTCGCCAACAAACACATCTAAGGGCTGAACATGACCAGCACTTTCAGCACGAACAAATCGCTTGAATTACCTGCCAACGGCGACTACGTGAATACGTGGAACATCCCCGTCAACGGGGACATGTCCATCATTGACGCCGCGCTGGGCGGGACGACGAGCCTCAACGCCTCGTCGGGGTCAGTCACGCTGACGGCCACGCAGTACCAGAAGATGATTCTGAACGTCACCGGCTCAATTGCGGCGAACGTGACCTACACTATCCCCTCCGGGGTGGGCGGTCAGTGGGTGGTCAAGAACCTGACCACTGGCGGGTACAGCGTCGTCATCGCCTCGGCTGGCGGGGGCTCCAGCTCCACGGTGGCTAACAACATTGTGGCGACTGTCGTCTGCGACGGGACGAACGTGTATCTTCCCTCCTCGACGGACGTTCCCACGGGCGGCGGGTCTGATAAGGCTTTCTATCTCAATGACATCACCATCAATACCAATTATACTATCCCCACGGCCAAGAACGCCGGTACGTTCGGGCCGGTGACGGTTGCAAGTGGTGTGGTGGTGACTGTTTCCTCGGGTTCAACGTGGTCGGTGGTGTAACATGCCCGTAACAATCAAGGGAACTGGTGGCGGGTCCGTCACCCTCACGGCTGCTGCTGCGGCGACCGACACGACGGTTACGCTGCCTAACGCGACGGGGACTGCGGTCGTATCGACTGCGGTGTCATCCTCGACCACAAACACTGTGACGAACAAAATTGCCATCAACATTGGCGGTACTGTTTATTATATTCTTGCCTCCACGTCTGGCACCTAAGGAGACGAGAGATGTCCACAGCCAAGGTCGTTACCATCCTTCACCCCTCCAGTGCGGTGAACAACATCGTCAACGACGCCAGCGGCAATGTGGCCGTGGGCAATAACCTGACGGTGGCGGGGACTGCTACGGTTGGCGGTGTGGCGGCTGTGGCTGTGGCCCCCGGCACCAACGGCAACGTCCTGACCAGCAACGGGACTGCGTGGACGAGTGCTGCGCCTACAGGTGGGGTGCCAACGCCTTCAGCCATCGGCCAGATTCCCTTCAGCACGGATGGGTCAACCTATACGGCCACTCAGAAGATTGTTCGTGGAACTTCAGTTGCAACTACCAGCGGAACGTCCATTGACTTCACTGGCATCCCCTCTTGGGTGAAGCGCGTCACCATCATGGTTTATGGTGTGTCAACAAATGGAACCGCTTACCCAAGATTTCAGATTGGCGCTGGAAGCATAGACACCACAAATTACAACGGCACAGGGGTTCAGGCATATAACGGATCAACTGCTGGAGTCACCCTGTCTGCTGGGTTTGATGTCATCGCTCTTAACGCTGCCAATCTTTTGTACGGGCAAGCTGTTTTAACAAACATGGATTCGTCAAATTTATGGAATTTCTCCTTCACAGGGGCCACAACTACAGGCAATCAACTTGCCTTGATAACCTTTGGCGCTCACACATTGAGCGGTTCTTTGGATCGTGTCCGGCTCACCACAGCAAACGGAACCGACGCCTTCGACGCTGGCTCAATCAACATCCTGTATGAATAAGAGGCGAAACATGGACCGCACGGCACCCATGCTCTGGCGCGTCGGAGACTAGACCTTGGCAAACGCTCAGATTCCAAATCTCCCAGCGGCCACTGCCCTTAACGGCACGGAGCAGCTTGAGATTGTGCAGGCTGGCACGTCTGTCCGCACGACTACGCAGCAAGTCGCTGGCCTCTTCCCCGGCCCCACGGGCGGTCAG